AACAGCAGATACCTTTTTGAAATCGTTTTTAGAATTTAGGATTGATGAATATAAGTAGAAACGCTGAACCGGTTTCAATCCGTCAATCATATTTGGAATAGCACGACTTTCAACTGTGTACATAGCAAACGAAAGCCATTCGTTTTTCGCAACAGATGAAATTGGATATTCTTTTTCTGCTTTTGCAAAATCAAGTATACTCATTATATTTCCTTTGTGATTCTATATATTCTACACTACTTGAGCGTGTATGTCAACCGATAATTGCAATATACTTTCCAAGCTTCCCACAAACTATATGATATAATAGGACCAATAAACGGAAAGAAGAAAAAGTTTAGTATTAGCCACGCACAAAAGATTGCAGCTAACATATCATACCATTCTATCATGTGAACATATACTCCTTACGTAATGCTGAGTCTTTACCAAACATCATTTGAAAAATACTTGCATCATCAACCGTAACAGTATCATATTGCGGATCGTTAATAATACTATCATATTCGTTTTCAGTTAATGATCCGAGACCCTTAATGTAACGGTGTTTCCAATTTGGATTTTTTTGTTTATGATCGTTTGCACTATCGTAATCATAAAACCAAGTAACCTTATCTTTGAACGTTGAAATCATCATAGGTGTACGAGTAATCTTTACGCGTTTTTCAGTCAATAGCCGTGGCCAGAATTTGAAAAAGAATGCAATCAGCAACGGACTAATATGGCCAATACCATCATGGTCAGCATCAGTTAGAGTTGCAATGCTTTCATATGTCATATTGTCAACACTATTAGGATTAGTAATATCAAGTCCTAAAACCGCGACGAGCTCAGAGAGTTCTTTGTTCTTCAATACATCCGCCGGTTTCATATCCCATGTATTCATAATAACACCACGAAGCGGGTATGCTCCAACTTTATTAGCATCGCGAACCTTAAGTAAGAAACCCATAGCTGAGTCACCCTCAACAATCTTTAAAGTTGCGTTTGATTTGTTGGCAGCAATATGTTTTGCAACCTTAACGCGGCGTAGGCCTTTCTGAGCAAGCGTAGCGGCACGTTTATCAGCTGCAATCTTTCTCGCAAGTTGCGCTTCGATGATTGGATCAATAAGCTCAGGAGTATTTAAAATTTTGCGAGCAAAGAAAACCGCTTCTTTAATTCCTGCGGCTAATGCGTGTTCTTTGACGTTTCCAGTTGGGTTTGTTAAACGCTCTTTAGTTTGGCTGTCAAATTTTGGATTAGTAAAATTACGAGCAAACATAATAAACGTAAGATTACCTTTGCAATGATTACGATTGATTTCAATCTTGTGTTTACGTTTAATCATAACGCACAATTCTTCAACAATGCTATTCATTACAAAATCAACATATGTTCCACCTTGACGTGTATTAACACCGTTCACAAAACTGTTTGAACGAAAACCGTCTGACGAGTGAGCAATAAAGAACGACAAGTTATCAGATTTTTCTATAATTGCTGGCTGGTCGCCTACAAACATTTTAGAATACTTTTTAAGATCGTTAACTTTAATGCGTTTCTTATTGAATGAAAATGTAATTTCAGGAAATGCCATTTGCAAACTGATAAGACGATCTTCAACTAAAGAAATCGTATCGTATTCGTTTAGGCTATTACATTCAAACAGATCAAAGTCAGGAACGAATGAAACTTCAGTTCCGTTGCCTGCTTTGTTCATTACAGATTCTTTAATTGTTTCAGCGCCGTTAGTGCAAGTAACAACTTGGCATTTACCACCGTTCCAGGTTTTGCCTGTAAATTTTGAAGACAAGAAGTTAGTCGCCGCAGATCCTACGCCGTTCGTTCCGATAGTTACTCGCTCATCATCAAAGGATGTACCTGCATTAACACGGGTCCATGCAGCGGTTGCTTGCGATATCTTACTTCCTGTGGTTTCGTCGTAAACCAATTCATGCGGTATACCGCGGCCGTTATCTGTTACAGTAATTGAGTTGTCCATTTTGATAGACACGTCAATTTTATTTGCATATTTGAAATTCGTGCGAATTGCTTCATCTATTGAATTATCTAAGATTTCATCAATCATTTTTGATAAAGCTGGAACGTATTCAACTCTATCCCATTTGCCCATCATAAACCGCTCAATAGGTTCACGGGCGCTTGATCCCATGTACATACCAATGCGTTCACGAACGTGTTGACGAGCTGTTAAGATTTTAAATTGTTCAGACATTTTTACTCCATTTTATATATGGTACTCAAAACCAATGAGTACAATCATCGCACGGATCATCCCATTTATGCGGAATGTCGTCGTTGTCCATACAGATCCTTGTTTCTGTTTCCGGTTACTCTATTTATTATAAATATCTATACTAACTGATTCGGGACAGAATGTAAATAGGAAAATGAACATGCAGACAAATTATTTGAATCCAACATCCTTTTTGGTGTCTATTGAAAGAATACCAAATGTAGTATTTACAACACAACGGGCTATCTTGCCTTCGATTTCGATGTCCGCGGTTACTACGCCTAACCCGTTGAAAAATATTTATCAAGTTCCTGACCATCTTGAATATGCTGAACTTGACTTGAGTTTTATCCTTAACGAAAACCTTGATAATTATTTAGAAATTTTAAATTGGATGGAAGGTCTTGCAACTCCTGAGAGTTTGTCACAATTTGACCGTTTAAAGAACACAAGGGATGGCTTAAAGTCAGATATCGTCATTATCATGACAAACAGCCACAAGAACCCAAATATTGAGTTTAGGTTTAAAGACGCGTTCCCACTTACGATTTCTCCAATCAGTTTAGATATTACACCTGGCGATATCGTAAACCCTGAAGTAACCGTGACATTCCGTCATAACGGTTTCACAATCACTCAATTATAATTGTTGACATTCCACTGATTCTAGTGTAGAATAGCATTATAAGCTAGAGGAGTATAGTATGAGCACTGATGATATCAGCGAGCTGTGGTCAAAAGATTCTAAAATTGACGAAACAAATCTTATGGGTGAATCAAAGCGAATTCCCGAATTGCATAGTAAGTATTACAATTTATATTATAAGGAAGCGCTAAAAGTAAAAAAACTTCGGTATGATTATAAAGAACTTGAGATGGCAAAACGTGAATGGATTGATGGATCCATGGCAGAAGAAGATTTACACGAACGAGGTTGGCGACCTTTTCAGAAAAAAGTTATTCGCCAAGATATGGATAAATATATACAGAGCGATAAAGACATTATCAATTTAAGTCTTAAAATAGATTATCATTCGGTACGAGCAAATTACCTGGAAGATATTGTTAAGACAATCCATAGTCGCAATTTCATTATCAAAAACATAATTGATATTATGAAATTCCAAGCAGGAGAATATTAATGAAATCAGTAGCAGAGCAAGCAATTCAGGCGTCGATGTATGGACACGCTGTAGCTTATCCTAACAGCGAAAACATTAAACCTCCAATTGAAAAAGAACGCATTCGTGTAGTTGAGCAAGCAACACGAGCTGAAATTAAACTCAACCAAGAGAAAGAAATTGAAGATCGGATTATTGAGATAAATATACTCAGACAGCAAGCTGCTGTTCGTTATGCACCAAATGGAGATAAAGTTCCTGTTGCATATACACAAGGTGAATTCGTAGATATTGAAGTATAGGATTATATGACTGACGTTGTAAATGTTGAACAGATTAATGCTGTTTATTTGAAAGTAACCGCAGATCCTGGAACTCGTCAAGAGATTCAGCAATTCTTTTCATTTAGACCAAATAACTATCAATTTACTCCTGCATACAAAAATCGTATGTGGGATGGTTGGATACGCCTGTATCAGCCGATGCGTCCAACTCTTTACGTCGGATTAATGAAACACTTAGTTAAATTTTGCGAAGATAGAGGTTATGAAATTAATGCTGATGACGATCTTATACACGGCGATGATATTCCTGATGATTATGGTTACCAAATCGCAAAAGATATAAATTGTAAATTTGAACCTCGAGATTACCAAAACGATTATGTTGTTAGCGCGTTGAGAGACCGCAGATCATTGTCATTATCTCCAACTTCATCAGGTAAATCATTAATCATTTATCTTATGCAACAACATTATTATGAAACTTATGGCCATAGAACCTTAATCATTGTTCCTACAATTGGTCTTGTTCATCAGATGGCTGGCGACTTCGAAGACTATGGTTGCGATCCTAGTTTGATTTATAAAATACAAGGTGGCGTTGATAAGAATACTTCAGCTCCTATTGTTATAAGTACTTGGCAATCTCTGATTAAACAGCCAAAGGATTGGTTCTCTCAATTTAAAGTTGCACTAGGAGATGAAGCTCACTTGTTCCAAGCTAAGTCTTTACAAAAAATCATGGAAGGTTTAGACGAATGTTATTACCGCCATGGATTTACAGGTACGCTAAAAACTGAGGAAAGTAAAACGCACCAACTTGTTCTTGAAGGTTGCTTTGGTCCTGTTCGCCGTTTTGTTAATACTAAGGATCTAATTGAAAGTGGAACGGTGGCGGATTTTAACATCAAAGCAATTGTTCTTTCTCATAATAACGAAACTCGTAAAAAGTTTAAAGATGCGTTTAAGCAGGTTAAGGAAACTCAAAAGAAGTACCCTGCTGAGCGTGAGTTTATTGTTAATAACGAAAAGAGAAACATATTCATTCGTAATTTGTTATGGTCTCTTAAAGGTCAGAATAACTTGGTGTTGTTTGATTTGGTTGAGAAACATGGTAAGATATTAGAGCCACTCCTTCGGAGAGACGACCGTCAACTACATTTTATATATGGTGCAACAAAAGGAGAAGAACGCGAACGTATTCGTCATATGATTGAAAACGATCCGATTAAACAACATGACATTCTTGCATCTTATGGTGTATTCAGTACTGGTGTTAATTTGAAAAAATTGGATAACGTGATCTTTGCGTCTGGTTCCAAATCTGAAATCAAAGTACTTCAGTCAATAGGACGTACTCTTCGAAAAGGTAACGACGCCGACAAAGCTACTCTATATGATATCACGGACGACCTGTCAGTAGGATCGTTTGAAAACTATACTCTCAAACATTTTCGCAAACGTATTGAAATCTATGGGTCTGAACAGTTTCCATATAAGATATATACAGTTAACATCTAATTATTGTTTATAGAGACATAAGTCTATTATACACAGTATCCAGAGTATGTCAACCAATATTTTCATAAAAAAAGAAAAAAAAAGTAGTTGACATATTAGTCTTTTTAAGATACTATATTAACATACCCCACAATAAAGGAGGACACCGTCCATGGCGAAACCTCGCAAACGGAATTACGTAAACAACAAAGATCTGCTGGAAGCTTTAATCAATTACAAGAAAGCTTGCGTAGAAGCAGAAGACCAAGGCGAGATAACGCCTCGAGTGCCTGACTACATTGGTAAGTGCATTTATCAAATTGCTACAAGACTCGCAACAAAACCAAACTTTAGTGGGTATTCCTACAAAGAAGATATGATATCAGACGGAATTGAAAACTGTCTTCAGTATATCAATAACTTTAACCCTGAGAAATCTCAAAACCCATTTGCATACTTTACTCAAATTATTTGGTACGCGTTCCTACGACGTATTCAAAAGGAAAAGAAGCAAATGTATATTCGTTTTAAATCTTCACAAAGTATGATTGCAACTGGCGGAACTTATGCCGGTGATGAAGTAGTTCTCAATCTTAATACTAATGCTGATTATATGAATGCGTTTGTTCAAGACTTTGAGGACAAACTAACTAGAGATAAAGAGAAGAAAAAGTGAGCGGACAACGCAAATGGCTTAAACTTTGGGCAAGAACTGTTGGAATGCCCATAGGATTGAACGATCATGATAAACCTAAGAACCTTCCGATTACTCAAAAGGATGTTATAAAAGCTCTTTGGTTTAGGACATTTTGGATAGTACTACATATTGTTACTTGCTTTATGATTATAGGTGGCAATGGTAAAACATTAGGATTTTGGTAATGAAAATAGCAATTATTACAGATATGCATCTCGGTGTACGGGGTGACTCTAAAGTATTCTTGGATCATCAAGAAAAGTTTTTTAGCAAAATATTTTTCCCATATTTAGACGAACATGGTATTAAGACTGTACTTGACCTCGGCGATACTTTTGACCGTCGTAAGTATGTTAACTATGTTACACTCGCAAGAGCTAAGAAAATGTTCTTTGACGAGTTGTCAAAACGTGACATTGAGTACCATGCAATTGTTGGAAACCATTCTGTATATTATACAAACACCAACGAAGTTAACTCAATGAACCTATTGCTTCAAGAGTATTCAAACTTCAACATTTATCAAGATAATCCAATTGAGTTGACATTTGGGTCAACTAGTGTTATTATGGTTCCATGGCTTACAAAAGATAATATGGAAAAAAGTCTTACGGTAATAAAAAACTCAACTGCAAACATTTGTATGGGCCACTTTGCTATCCAAGGTTTTGAAATGTTGAAAGGTGCGATTAACGACCACGGTTTACAAAAAGACGTGTTCACTCATTTTGAGCAAGTTTACTCAGGACACTTTCACCATCCTTCAGAGTATGGCAATATTAAGTACCTTGGCGCTCCGTATGAAATGACTTGGTCCGATTACGAAGGGCGTCGTGGTTTCCGTATACTTGATACTGAAACGCGTGGATTGGAATGGATCTTAAATCCGTTTCAAATCTATCATAAGATAGACTACGACGATACCGATATGACTATTGAAGAAATTGCATCCTTGGATACTGATAATATCAAAGATGCATATATTAAAGTGATTGTGAAAGAACGTTCCAATCCATACATATATGACTTGTTCATTAATAAATTAACTGATGCAGGCGCCGCTGATGTTAAAGCTATTGAGGACAGTCTTAATTTAGAGTCAGAAGGGGTTGAAGATATCCTTGATGAAACAAAGGATACAAAAGAAATCCTACATAGTTATATTGACTCTCTTGACACAAAGGTTGATAGGAAAGATATTAAAATGCTAATTGATGATTTATATATTGAGGCACAGCAGGTTGCATGAAGATTGAATTTAAAACTGTTCGTTATAAAAATTTACTATCGTCTGGTAACTCTTGGACGACAATTCCGCTTAATAATAACAGAACAACTTTAATCAGCGGTACAAATGGTAGTGGTAAGTCAACATTGTTGGACGCTATCGTTTTTGGTTTATACGGTAAAGCATTTCGTAAAATTAATAAGAACCAACTTATTAACAGTATTAATGGCCGAGACACTCTTGTTGAAATAGAGTTTCAAATTGGTCAAAACAAATATATGGTTCGCCGTGGCATTAAGCCTGTAGTCTTTGAAATATGGAAAAACGGTGAAGTCATAAATCAGGACGCTGCGTCTCGAGATTACCAATCGTATCTTGAGCAAAACATTCTCAACTTAAATTATAAATCATTTAATCAAATCGTTGTGTTAGGTAGTGCAACTTACGTTCCGTTCATGGAATTGCCTGCTCATACACGTCGTGATATCATTGAAGATCTGTTGGATATACAAGTCTTTAGTACAATGAATACTTTGCTAAAAGATCGTGTATCAATTAATAAAGATAACATTGCCGAGACCGGTTATCAAATGGATCTTACAGAGCAAAAGCTCGATTCTGCAAAGGAGCACAACGCTTCAATCCGCAAGATCCGTGAAGATGAAGTTGAAAAAGTACGTGAAAAAATGTCAGGCCATTTGGTTAAGGTTGAAGAAGAAAAAGAAGCAATAGAACAGCTTCAAACAAATATTGAAGAACTGGTTAAAACTATTACAGATAAGCAATCAGTCAAAGCAAAGATTGACAAAGCAAAGAAATTAAAACAAGAATTAGCTATTAAACTTCGTGGCCATCATGATGAGCTTTCTTTCTATAACAATCACGATAACTGTCCTACATGTAAACAAGGTATTGAACACGATTTCAAAGAAACTATTATTACTGATAAAGGTAAAAAGATTGGCGAACTTGACGGCGGTCTTGAACAGTTATTGGAAAAGATAAAAGGCTACGAAACTAGAGTTGAAGAAATATCAAATGTTGAGGATCAAATTTCTGAACTTAATTTGACTATTGGCGACCATCGTGCAACTATTAAGGTATCTATGAATGCTTTGAACTCATATAAGAATGAATTGACAAAAGCTGAAGAACAGGTTGAAGCAGTTGATACATCAAAGCTCGAAGAGTTAAGTACAAAATTAAAAGACTTTGAAATAAAACAGCAAGATTTGTTTAATCAAAAGGAAGTTATTAGCGTTGTGCAAACAATGTTGAGAGATGGCGGTATCAAAGCAAAAATCATTCGCCAATACATTCCTGTTATGAATAAACTAATCAATAAGTACCTTGGCGCGTTTGACTTGTTTGTTGACTTTCAGCTTGACGAAAACTTTAACGAAGTAATTAAGTCAAGGTTCCGCGACGCGTTTTCTTACGCATCGTTCAGTGAAGGCGAAAAGCTCAGGATCACATTGTCAATTATGTTGGCTTGGCGTTCTGTTGCGAAATTAAGAAATTCCGTTTCTACCAATTTATTGCTACTTGACGAAACGTTGGATGGTGCTCTCGACTCAGTCGGTATTGAAAATCTTATTGACACATTACATAATCTAAACGCTGATGATAACATATTTGTTATTAGCCATCGTGGCCATCAGTTTGGAGACAAGTTTGATAGTCATATTCGTTTCCAAAAAGTTAAAAACTTTAGTGAGGTTACAGCTTGACTTTGTTAAATAACTCAATGTCTACCGAAGGACTTAATGATCTTGAAACCCTCGAGACAATGTTTAAAGAATTCTTTCATAAA